GGCTGCCTCTGCAGCCCCATGCGGAAGAAACAGAACCTTTCGGAACTGATTTCTTTCTATCATCGCCACCGCTTCACCAGCAAGCTGGTGCCACGGCGTGTGTATGAACTGACACTGAAAGGTACCGAGCCCGAAGTCGGGTCAGGGTAGCTTCGAGGTGTTACATCATCGGATGAATTCAGACAGGCGAGAAGGAATGCTCGTTCTTCAGAAGAACTAGGCAGACCCAATCGACTATCTTGGTTCCTAGAGTTCCCTGCTTCGGCAAAATAGCGAAGCAAGGCACTCCAGCCCGGTAATGTATACTTAATGACCGGACTCTTAATCACCCATACTTTAGTTTCGTACTTTTGGTACGATTTATTGTAGCGGCGAGGAAGGTCCTGTTGTAGTGGCATACTCAATAATGACGGTACTCGGTCTTCGGTTGGAACCGAATAACCGAATCCCGTCTGGAGATTAATGCAGCTTGAAGCTGCAGTACTCTCGGGAATTGACCCATATAGTGCGGTCAACCTCTCTACGATATAATCGTAAACATTGAGATGCTTCTTACGAAAGAAGGAATTGGCGTAAGCCACCCAACTTTCATATGAATCAGGCGAGCGTGTTGATGACCAGACTGTCCTAAAACGGACAGGTGTGACGTTGACGCCTCTGAAGGCGTCGGTGCCACATGACTCTCTAAAGAGTCCTCCAGTGCAGCTCTTATCGCGGTTAATCTTTAACCCAAACGATTCGAGCTGTTCCATTGCGTTCGCGGCGTAAGCCGTTGGGACAATGACATCATCACCGTACACAAGGATACTCTCACGAGTATCCGTGTCAGGAGCTGCGGCTGTTAGGATCGCCCAGATCGTAAGCGCCATTATGGGAAAGCAAAGACAGCTTCCCATTGGTGCGAACTTTCTGAGTTTTAAGACCCTTCCATCCGGAAGCTCAGTCGATGAACTCCTACAAGCGTCTAAGCACTTATAAAGGTGCTCAGGAAACAGTAGGTGAACCAGACTAAGTGTTACACGATCCGAGGCCTCATTGAGGTCTAAGGTCGCGTACCGCCCCGTAGAGGAGCCAAGTAAGGCGCCTCTTTGGTTTGGTCCCTGGTCTGTGAAGAAGACGTTGTACTTCGTCAGTACGTGGCCTTCTACGTGCTGCACTAATGCCCTGCCTAGTCCTTGCTGAACCCATTGAAAATCAACAGGTTCGCAGGAGATTAGACGAGGACCGCGTGAATCCTTCGGCACGAGAATTACTCGTGCAGGATGATCCACCTCCGTCAAGGACGCTAAGTCCTTATAACTGTCACAAACGTGCCCTAATGACGCAAAAAAGAATTCGTCAAGGGGATACACGTCAGTGATGCGCCGAGAGACATTCTTCCAAAGATACTTGTCCCAGAGACGTTGCTTGGTAGCAACGGCCCCCGGACCGTGTTTCGGATAGATGTCTTTAGGATCAAAGAAGGCAAACAGCCTCGATAAGAGGATGCGAGCCTCGCGTACTACTTCAACTTGTGTAGCAGGAACCTTACGGCGCCTGCTATGAGTGAAGATAGGATCATCGACCATAGATCGAATTTCTTCGATTTGGCGGTCGACGTCAGTGAGTTGTTCTTCAGTTTTGACAAACTTCTGAACAACGCGCGCTTCTTGTTCATCGGAATATGGCAGTTCGTACTTGTAAAACATGTACAATACCTGCCTAATTGCTTTGACACATTTTGCGCTCGGAAACCGAAGGAGCACTCCGTCTTTTGACAATACCCTGTTGAATAGTTCACCCAGAAACCTGGGCAACTTACTATCTTTTTGAGGTTTAAATCTCAAATCGACAGAGTTCAATGGAGTATCGCCAGATAAGGCCTTGTCAAAGGCTTTACCAAGACGGGGAAGCGTTTTCGTAAGAAAACTTATTCCTTCATGAGCTGTCTGCCGCTTCACTCTTCGCAGAGTGTTACGGTAGGCAGTGTAGTTGAATACACATCCAAGCGACGTGTGAACGTCGTGGAGTGCAGCAGCGATGATTTCATTTTCATCTAGGCTCCTGTGTAGTGCCATAGTTTATACTTTGGTTACTATCCTAGAGCATGCAACACTACCACGATCTACATGGCAAACTAACTCACAATTGTATGTCTACAATCATAAGTAGAGGCCTTCTACCAACTATACCAAACGGCAAGAGAGCACCCTTTCGGGTCTATCAAGACGTGCTGATCCCCCTTACGGGAGAGGCGGTAGAGTTGTATGCTGGAACCCCTGTTGGGACTCCACCATTTGACTTGCCCACTACCTTCCAGATATCGCAATTCGATGCCGAGTTCAAGTCTTGCGTACTTCGTCGGGTCCTCTTAACGAGGCCGATTGACGTACGGGACTTTGATCGACGAATCGAAGAGCCATGCTGGTCAGGACTGTGGGGGTCAACAGATTGGCCTATTCCTGTGTCGTAAACACTAAAGGGGTAGCGCCGGCCTATCAAGGCCGGCGCCGCCCTAGAGTGTCTATTCTAACAAATGTCTATCACGGAGTCACCACTGGGACTGACGAGAAATTCGTCATAACCTCAGAGGCTAATCCGGAGGGAGGCACTTGAAGATCCGATACAGATAGTTTGAGATCCGTCATGCGACAAGCACTAAATGCCAGAGCTAGCAATAAGAAGGCTAGAATAACAAGTAGTGTACCCGCTTGACGGGGACGGAGTTCCATAAGGTGGTTTATATTTCCGTAGGATTTTGCCTACAGACCACCGCTAAGGAGCTCCCGGGCACCGTTGCCAGTGCAATCGTAGAGCACAGTCGTACCTGCACCAGTTGTGGCGCAGAACGACATGAGCTCCGCGAGAACATTGGCCATTTCCGTATTCGCGGCTAGGGCGCCCACAGGGGCATCCAAGACGAGATACGCAGAAACGGTACAGGGCAACGTCGTATCGACGGTACTCATGACAGTCTTGTCAATGCGTACCACCGACCTTCGACGCATCTTCAGTCCAGAACCATTCTCCTGATGCGCAAGCTTCAGGCGATGTGGGAGGGCTGGAGACTCGCTAATCTTAGCGAACTCTGTACTTCGAGCGTCCTGCGACAGCCGCTGGAATTCAACTTCCGCTGCTGCCGCGTCCTTGACTTCATTCGTGTTTAGTGTATTACTAAGCATGCGTGACCTCTATCTTAACTTACCAACAATTAGGTTACCGAGAGGGCAACCTATGGCGTTGACGTCTACGTCGTGTTATTAACAACGCGGCGCCAAGACTGAACTCTGTAGGGCTCAGCCCACTCATTGTGAATGAGTTATAGGACGGTAAACCAGCTTGACGGCGGTATGCCGTCTCTGTAACTACCGGCCTAACGATACATGTAGTGAAGAGAGGCTGTTCGGGCCATGTCGGGTTGTTACTCGCAAGAGTTTCAACTCTAATAGTCCGGCTCCTCTTAATCGACCACAAGTACTGCAGTATGTTTATCTGCGGTTTCAGGTTCTCAACTTTGTAGGAGTCTAGCCAACGGCTTACGCCGAAAAACCAGTCTATTACAAATGACCAAGGGATAGCGTTCCAGATGATTGCCGGGTTCATGTTGATCCCGAAAGCATCCAGAAGCCCCCATAGCTGCGCTTGCGCAGTTTGGAGTGCATCGTAATTGTATACGTACTGCACTTGAGCATGAAACGTGGTAGGTGAGTATCTAACAGTACGTCTAGACTCGTAGTAATTACAATCGTAGGTCAGACCAAGATCTCCAAGTGGTATTACCACCCCGAGAAGGTCTTCCCTGCCACTGTCTTTTACGACGCGGTCGTCGACGTCCTGGTACTCTGTAAGCGTGCGGCGATAATGCCCCACTTGCAACTTACCAGCACGAGTAAGTAAGTCGTTCACACGACTATGTACTCGCGACAAAGCGGCATAAATGCCGTGAATGTCAGATATTAGAGGCTTGACGTTAAACTGCGTTTGCAGATATAAATCAGCATCTAATCGGTTCAGCTCCTTGATCTTAGATATAAATCCCGAGCCAAAGCTCGAGAAGAAATCTTTGATAGCAAGGATGGTTTTTGGAAGAGACTTAAAGTCCTTTAGCTCATACAATGAGTTAAGAACACTAAGCTCGGCTCGAATAAGTGGCAGCATGGACCGCAAGGCCTGTGCTGTCAGTATATCCAAGTCGGAAGGCGGGGGAACAAATCCTCCGTCGTCTCTAACAACTCGTAAACTGGTCAGGTCTTTATCAAACCTGCCCATTGAGCCGAACTCATCATAGTAACAGCTACAAGCCACGTTCTTAGAGAACCCTTTAGCGCGTAGACGGGGGTTTAAATTCCCTATCCACTCGTCAAAGAAGTCCAATGAATATGGTTGAGTCGCTCGTGGGACAACGGTCGTGCGTTTGTAATGCTCGAACGTCTTCCACTTGTTCCTCCTTACCCTGTTACCCGGTTCCTCCGCAATGTATTCGTCTAGTGTCTCTAATTGAGGCACATTGACAAACACAGGGAGTCCGTTGTATTCAGGCCAAGACACCGAATCCACTTGACCTTCGTCAATTGAAGACGGTATGAGACTGTAGCGATGATGAATTAACATACTACTGGATGTTGAACATAATTCAACTTTAGGGTGTGCGCCATTGGGGCGCAC